GTGGATATAAGTTTTACGATTGTTTTACAAGATATGGCTACATTCAAGGTAGTGGTTCTCCCTCACCAGAAAAGGGAGGATGGCACGTACAATGTAAAGATACGTGTCACACAGGACCGGAAATCAAAATACATACGGACGTCCCAATATGTTTCTTCTTCTGACATCTCAAGAAAGAAGGAGAAAGGTGTTGAGAAAATCAAAATCAAGAATCAGGCCGTTATTGACCTGATGGACGAGTTGGTATTGTCTTATCGGAGAAAACTGGCCAAGGCCGGGGTAAGTGCCGAGAAATGGAATATCGACCAGGTGGTAAGCTATATTCAGGAAGATGAAGTGTTCTCGCTTGATATAATTGCATATGGAAGAAAATGTGCTGACGATATGGAGCGGAAAGGTCGGGAGGGAAGTGCGCATACCTATCGGGTGGCGATGAATGCGCTGGAAAGATTTTCCGGAGGAAGCCTTGATGTTAGCATGATTACCGTATCATTCCTTAAAAACTATGAGAGGTTCCTGAGAAATGAGCCTTCCATGAGAGGGGCTAACAAGAGCCATTCACCATCATCTAAGGGACAGACAAAAACAAATAATGCCATAAAGTTGTACATGACCGTGCTCAAGGCTGTGTTTAACCAGGCTAAATATGAGTATAATGATGATGAAGCCGGATTGATACGGATACCTCTTTCTCCTTTCAGCAGATATTCCATGCCGGAAAATATTCAGGCAGCTTCTCGTGTCCTTACCGTCGAGCAGATTCAGAAGATTATAGACCTTCCGTATTTTCGGAATGGGAGTCCTTACTACCAGCTTAACATGGCAAAAGACGTATTTCTGTTGTCGTTCACACTTATGGGTATGAATTCTGCCGACATGTACGAAGTCGTCAGCTTTGAAGATGGGGTTATATCCTACGAGCGGAAGAAAACGAAAGGGAGGAGGAAGGACAATGCTTTCATGCAGGTAAAGGTGGAGCCGGAGATTGCTTCCCTTCTTGAGAGATATAATGGAAAAGGACGTGTGTTCTCCTTCTCGGAGAAGTATGTGTCGGCTGAGGACTTCAACAAGGCAATCAATCTTGGCTTGAAAAAGGTCGGTCAGGCAATTGGTGTTCCTGATCTGAACTTCTATTATGCCCGCCACTCCATGGCATCCATCTGTGCGAACAAGCTTAGAATTGATATAGCCCGTGTGGACGAAATGCTTAACCATAGTGACCCGAAAATGGCTCTTGCGAGGGTTTATATAGAAAAAGATTTTCAGCCGCTCTGGGACGCTAACAGAAGGCTTCTGGATTTGTTCGACTGGAGCTTCTATACAAGAGAAAAGCCGGAGTAGTAACCTTCGGCTTAGTTTATTCCTATATTTTCCAGCACTTCATCAATGAACATCGAGCGGTAGTGCGGGCATTCCAGCACTCCCTTCCGTTTCGCTTCCCGATACACCTTTGAGAACAGTTTGGCTTTTTCCTGGACTGTTACTGGTATCTCCTCAATGGGTGTTGTCAGGAACCGGCATCCCCAGCCTTTGCAGGTAGGGGAGAGCTGACAGTGATGTGATGAACTTCTGTTTAAGGCGCAGTTTATTATTCCTTTTGACATTCTTTTTGTAATTCAATAATAATATTATAGCATTTTTTGTATCTATTTTCAATCAATGGATAAGATTGAAATTTTTGTAGTTTTTCAGGGGGATATGAATTGACGTCAAAAGAATCTTTATTGATAGTAAAAGGATTAATTTCTTTTGCTCTTTTGCAGAAGTTTTCTATATTTAATAAGACTCTATTTATACATTGTGCGTCATTTAGATATAGAGCTTCCTTTAATGCATTTAAATATTTTTTTAATGCAAAAATAGGGCGTTCTTTACTTGTTGCTACCCCGAGTGAAATGAGTGTTTTGTAATTAGTGTAATGCTCGAGTATTTCTTTTTCATTTTTAAGGAAATCTATATCTTTTTCTATTTTTGTTTGCAAATTATCTATATCCTTTATTTTTCTTGATGTTTCAATACTATTATATATCTGTACGCCTACAAGTATGGTAGCACAAGCTCCCATAAATCCTGCCATAATACCGACAAAGGTATCATTCGTAAAATAAACGTCTATTCTGACCCATGTAATAATGCAGGCTATGATTGACAAAGCCAGTGCTATCCAAGAAACTATATTTGGCCTTTTCATTTTGCTTTATAAACTAATTGAATAGATTCAGAACCTTTTTTGTAATCAACCCATAGATTTACTCTTACTTTTTCATTTTCCCAGACATAAGATGAGTATAAGTCACCCGTGCTTGCGCTTACTTCCATTTTATGTGTTTCTGTTGGGATAAATCCTAAAATTTTGTCTGTGGCTTCTTTGAGCTGAATTTCTAACTGTGCGGCTTGTTTTTCTGATAGATTTTCCCAATCATACACATTATTGGAAACCTTTGGTTCCTGACCGATAGTAGTTGTGTATTCTTTTACCAGCTGCTCGTTCTGAGGTGCAGAGCATGATGTCACCAATAAAAAGGATAATACTGTAATAATAGATGTTAGTTTTTTCATTTTGCTTGTTTTAATTGTGAGTTGATAAAAAGACTATAATCTTTGCTCGTAAGAATTTTATTTAGTTGAACTTCGCTGATTAAGGTCATGGGTATACTCAATTGATATTCAAAATTACTACTTCTTTCCTTCTGTGTGTAGATATTGAGGTTATCTCCTTCCTTTCTTATATCAATTTTGAAATATTCATTTGATAAAATCTGCTGTAGTTTTTGTAATGTATCCATAATCTTTATTTGCTAATTGATGTAGTTAATTATATTATATTAATAAAATTATAATTGGTAATACCACTTTGAGCCATTTCTGTATTCAAGATTTTGATAGCTTCAGTAATCGCTATATCTCTATTGGTTGAAAGATTTTCTCTTAGGGTGTGTCTTACACCATTAATCTCATAAATAATTAAATAACTTTTTGTTTCCATAATTTATCTCCTTCTTGGTCTTTGTAGTTCAATAACATTAAATATCTGCTTCACGTCAGAAAGGTTGATGACCTTGTCTGGATACATGGAGTTCAGTGAGTGTATTGTGATGGTGTGGTTTTCCACGTCATGGTTGATGATACGCTTCACCAGTATTCCTTCAGTATGTACGATGACGAAGTCCCATTTTCTGATGTGCAGCTTGCTGTCTGCCCACAGGTGCGGCATGATTTCCCGGCACAGCAGGCGGTCACCTTCCAGGATAGCATCCTCTGTTCCATCGTTCATACTGTCTCCCTTCACTTCAAAGGCAACGTAGTGTCCTTGTGCTTCATGGTCTACTATATATGGTATGGTAGGCAGGGTTGCCATGTATGCTGCATCTGCATATCCGCAGAGGTATCCGGCTTGTGCGTACTGGCTCACGAGTGGTACACGTAGTATGATTGGTTCGTCAATTGGAGATGCTTCATCTGATGGCTGGTTAGGTGTATTCAGCATTTCGCCTTCACCGGTGAGTAGCCAGGTCAGATTAAATTGTCCATATTTACTTATTATATCATTAGCAAGGGAAGAAGAAATCTTTTTCACTTTCCCTTTTTGTAGGTCAAAAATGCGCTGATATTTCACCCCAATACTTTCTGCAAATGTTGGAGCTTTTAAATTCAACTCTTCTAAAACTTTATTTATAATTTCTTGTCCTGTCATATAAGAATATTCTTATATTTGCGTTAAACTTAAAATCTATATTGTTATGTTCTCTTATTACATTGAAAAACTTGTTTTGGCATATTTTGATGCTTTAAGTGCAGCCCTCCAAGAAATACATAAAAAGCAGATGGAAGAGTGCGATCAAGGAATGAAAGAACTTAAAAGGTTACTTCTTGAAGAAGCTGCCAATGAACAAAAGTAATTCATAAGCTTTATCGCTGTGTGGGATAGCCTTTTTTAATTCCTTTATTGTCCTTGTGATGTTTTCAGGTGATACATCCTTTATATGGAGGTGGAAGAATGTTGTTAATAAATCAACAGTTTCTTCTACCTTTTCTTTTTGGTTGAGGTTAATATATCCTTGTAATATATGTGTTTGTAGGGATAACGCTCTATTCCATTCTCTGTTTTCTATATAAAATCTCGCATCTTCAACTTGGTATGTTAGCGTATTACCTATGATGGCTGTATATATATCTTTTGCTTTCTTGTCAAACTCCTCTTTTATAGTTCTTTTTATTTTATTCTCAATATCTATAAAGGTGTAAATCTGCCATCCTAATAATAGGGTTACTAGTAAAGATAATATCCCAACAAGTGCACTCATTCCATCCCATGTTAATGGTTCAGACCTGAGAAGCGATATGCATATTGATGCTATCGATAGTAAAACAGATGTTCCGAATAGAATCCAAATGTTTTTCTTGCTCATAAGTGATAACTTTTGTTAAATATAAGATATTTCTTATATATAATTTCTTTGCATATAAGATATTTCTTATATTTGCAACATCAAACAATAAACAATAAACAAAGGAAACGAAAAAACGGGAAACCGCCAAATAAAAGTGATAACTAAAAAGAGGTAACGCCATGAGAATGTATGATTTGAAACAGATAATGAAGGATGCTTGGAGAACATATAAATATGTTGCTAAGAAGAAAGGAAAGACTTTCGGTGAAGTTCTGAAATCAACATGGAAAATGGCAAAGCTTCAGGTGTCAATGAAGAAAGCCATGGATTCAAAAAGCCAGCCTTTGTCAGGATTGAAGTCAGCCTGCAAGGCGGTCAGCTACGACTGGTCTGGTGTAACGGAAGCGGCCGTTTATCCGGACAACCACAGAGGTTACCTTGGTTCGAAATATTGCGGAGATTAATCAGGATAACGCAATCCCTATCCGGCCATAGAGCCTACCCTTTGATGCGGAGGTAGGGAACATGAAGGATTGACTGCCCTAAGCAGTCCGTTCCAGAAAGCGATACTGGCGCATACCCTCATTACCAGCATAGAGGACGCGAGGATTCAAGGGTCGAAGCAAGCAGCCGCAAGGTCGATGCAAGCAGCCTGGCTAAATAATGGCAAATGTCCCGAACGGTCATGCAGTGAAGAATAGTAGCTGATAACTCCGGTGGGAAGAGCAGAGAGAGCTTATCGGGGCACGAATTTAAAAGTACAGTTATGAATAAATTAACGGTTGGGATTCTCAAAAAGAGAATTGTAAAGGCTATTAAGTCTGGGAATAATAAGTCACACAGTATCATTGAAGCGTGTGATGCTGAGTTGTGGTACAGCAATTTCTGCAAAGCAATCGCTGAATTGCAGGTAGAAGGGAAAGTTATCTATAAGTCGGGATTAGGATATTATTTAAACTGATGTGGTTATGAAAATACTACTTGCTTTATGTGCATTGTCCGTATTGGTGATGCACTTCAATCAGGATTTGAATCCGGCCTATTGGATTGGATTTTCAGGGTTTGTAATAACTGGCTTCTGGGCCGCTTATAAGATGGACAATGATGGAAGAGCTTCAAAAGGTAATAAAGAGCATCTGCGATGAGTTTGCAGACATCAACGCCATTCTGGCGGCACGCTCGCGAGAACTGGACAGACGAGAGCTGTTCGATAAGGAGATAGAAACGGAAATCAAAAACATTAAAAAGAATAGACATGAAAACAAATGAAGAATTGAAAGCTATGACGCATGATGAACTCGTGGCATACACACAGAATCTGCAACGCGAATCAGAGGAATACAAAAAATCAATGCTGTATTATTCGGAAGAAAAGAAAAAGATTGAATCGAAGTTTGACAACTTCAAGAACTTGGTCAAATCGTTAGTTGTCTTAGTCGATTAGTTTTTATGGGTTATAGAAAATGGGTAGATGCCGGGCTGTGAAGTTCGGCATTTCTTTTAAGGAGCAAGGAAACATGGCGGGCGTTGCTATGACTAATTGAAGTCATAGATGTTCGGGTTCGAATCCCGATTGCTCCACAAACATTAAAAAGTAAGCGATATGGTAAAAGTAACAGAAAACTGGGCATCGACCTTGCGAGGAATGAAGGTCGGTGAGACTGTGATATTCCCCATTTCCTCTATTTCGTCAGTGAATACAACCATTTCCAGACTTCGGTTGGAAATGTGCGTGGAAGGGGCAGACTGGAAGCGGGTAGGAGAGATAGACCGGAAGCATGGAGAATTCAAGGTAAAACGTGTGTCATGAATGATTTATCTGAACGTGAGCACCTGGTTGCAGAGCAGTATTGCAAGGGGCTTGCGGATAAGGAGGTGGCCGACAGTCTTGGCCGCTCTACATGGACAATCAAGGCACAGAAGCGCGACATATACCGGAAGCTGGGTATCAGCAAGGATACAGAGCTGGTTCTGTATATGTTCTGCGAAAAGCTGAAAATCAACTTCGACCTGAAGGAGATTCGTAAACATGGGCTGGAAATGTTCTTCTCATTCCTTTTTATCCTCATGGCGGTAACAGATTACCATGTGGACATGAGAAGATGCCGGATGCAGACAAGAGCAAGAGTAACCAGAGTAGTAAGGAGGAGAGCAGATGGAGATTGACGCATGGCAGTTGAAGGTGATTATCCGTGAGACCGCAAAGGAAGCGGTGGAGGAATACATCAGACGCAGCAACCCGACTTCTGACGAGATAACCTATTCCAAGGCGTGCCGCAGGTACGGTGAAGGATGGTTGAACCATCAGATAGCTATTGGTGCTGCAAAATGGATACGGAAGGGAGTGTATCAGAATTCCCCGAAAATATTTTCCATAAAGCAGTTGGACGATTTGAAGTATGGCCCTTCAAGTCAGCTTAGAGCTGCAATGGGATGAAAGCACGTCCGGAGAGGTCTGGCCGCCTTTCAGGACAAAAGATATATCAGTTTATTAACCACTTAAATTTTTTGATTATGGGACTTATTAAGAAACCAAATGAATTGCAGGTAAAGAAAACCTTGTCAGCACTTATTTACGGACAGCCAGGTATGGGAAAGACCACGCTGGCCTTGTCGGCACCGCATCCGCTTCTTCTGGATTTTGACGGTGGCGTACACCGTGTGAACGCTGCCCACCGTGTGGATACGGTACAGATAACGAAATGGGAAGAAGTGGATGAAGTGATGCAGTCGCCTGAGATTGCCGACTATGCTACGTTCGTAATTGATACCGCAGGAAAGATGCTTTCCTTCATGGACAAGTATATCATGCAGAACAATCCGAAGATGCGCAAGGCGGATGGTACTCTTTCCCTGCAGGGCTACGGAGTACGAAAGAACATGTTTATCAATTTCGTCAACCAAGTTTCTTTGATGGGCAAATCGGTGATATTCGTTGCGCATGAACGTGAGGAAAAGAACGGTGAGGAAAAGCAGATACGTCCGGAAATCGGTGGGTCATCTGCCGGTGACCTGATTAAGGAGCTGGATTTGGTCGGTTACATGGAAGCTATCGGAAAGAAGCGTACCATTTCCTTCAATCCTTGCGAGAAGTTTTATGGTAAGAACACCTGCAATCTTCCTGAACGCATGGAGATTCCAATCATTATCAATGACAAGGGTGATGTGACCGGAGAGAACAATTTCATGACGAATATCATCAATACCTATTCGAAATACCAGGAGAAACAGACAGAGCTTTCTTCCGAATACGAAGACCTGATGGAAGTAATCAAGGCGCAGGTGGAACTTGTGAATGACGTGGAGTCGGCCAACAGCGTGGCAAAATCACTTGCAGGTATGCAGCACATTTTTGACAGCAAGCTGCAGGCTGGACAGCTTCTTAACAAACGATGCAAGGAACTGGGTTTGAAGTTTGACAAAATCAAGAAGGAATATGCAGCAGCCTAAGTACAGAATGTATCCGTCACTCTTGGATAAGTTCGAAGCTTATCTGAGGGCGGATGAAGAGGTGGAGAGCTTCTTCAACATAGACAATGAAACCGGAGAGTACAAACGCTCTCCGGAAGAAATTGAAGCGGAACTGAAACAGTCCCTGATTGACGCGATCAACCGTGTCCCGTTCGACAGTGAAGCAGCCGACAAGGGTACGGCCTTCAATGCGCTTGTGGACATGGCGGTTCATAATGAGCCGCACGTTCCAAGTGAGCGTGCTCCGTATTCCATTATCGGAGACAGGGAAACAAATACCGTTCAGGTAACTTTTCCGGCCACGGAGCTGGCTCCCATGAGGAACTTCTTATTCGACCGTGCCTGGGTCATTGAACAGGCAAAGTATTTCGATGGGGCTGTCAGTCAGCTGTATGTGTCTGCAACCATTCCGACCCGATATGGTGATGTGGAGCTTTACGGATTCATCGATGAATTGAAACGGGATGTGGTATATGACATCAAGACGACAAGCTCGTACAGCTTTGGAAAGTACGAGCACGGATGGCAGCGTCATGTATATCCTTACTGCCTGATAGCTTCAGGGGAGATGGAGAGCGTGAGCGCATTTGAATATACGGCCTTTGCTTTGAAAGGCGGTACCAGCCGCACTCCGCTCATTTCTGGGACACGTTATCCGGAATACTATACCTACAATCACGAGCAGAGCGTAAAGTTGCTCACAGCGCATGTGGAACGCTTCATCGAGTTTCTGGAAGCTAACAAGGAATTAATCACTGATAAAAAGATTTTTGGACAATGAGTCAGACAGCTATTCTGGTGAAGGAAAAGGGAGTGGTGAGGATTGACAAGCCTTTCGACTTCATGTGCAGCCAGCTTCGGAACGGAAGATACAAGGTCACCATCGAGCGGTACACGGAGCCACGGACTATCAGTCAGAATGCCTTGATGTGGCTTTGGTTTACGTGCATCGAGCAGGAGACCGGAACGGACAAGCAGGACGTACATGACTACTACTGCAGCCTTTTCCTTCGCCGGACGGCTGTAATAAACGGAAAGGAGACGGTTGTTGCCGGAAGCACGTCACGTCTGAACACTTTGCAGATGACGGACTTTCTTAATAAAGTGAAGGCGGATGCGGCGGCTGAGCTGGGAATATCGCTTCCTCTTCCGGATGACTTGTACTATCAGGAGTTTATTAACGAATATAAATACAGGAGATAAGGACATGGATATAACAAAAGCAAAAGTGACGAAGGATAATACCCTCGTTGCAACCTATATGGATGAAACGGGTACGGTGACGGTAGAGGGAAAGAATCTCGTGACCAATGACCTGATAAACGCTTTCAAGGCTCTGGTTCCTCACATGGCTTTCTTATGTGAACAGAAGGAGGCGGACGGTAAGGAGTTTCTGGAAGATATGCCGGAGAACATTGACAGCATCCTTGAGGTGACCGGATATACGGTGGGAGGTGACGGTGACAGCAGGGGAGTCACACTGACCGGAAAGCGGTTCCTGAAAAGCAACAAGGTGCTGAATCTGAACGCACCGTTCACCAAGTTTACAGACGAAAATGAGGACTATGCGTTTCAGTTTGAGCTGGAGCAGGCCATAGAATCATGCAGCTATGAAGTGAACGAGTATATTTTCAACAAAAAATGGAAGGTGGTACAGCAGGAACTTCCGTTCGAAGAGCAGGCTGCTGCAGATGTTCAGGCTGATGTGATACCGGAAGCACAGACGGCAGCTCCGTCCAGTCCGGATATTGAAGCCTTTCAGAAGATAATTGATAACTCGAAAGTGACGATAGAGGTGAACGGGAAGAAAATCAAGCCCAGAAGTTCCGGCCGTCACAAGACCACACAGTTAGCATCATAATACTATGTTGTACCCATTTTGTGTAACGCAAACCCCGAATTGCTATAAGATAGCATTTCCCTATCATCCCACACTGAAAGACCTGGTACACCGTATCCCGAGTGTGGCCATGAATCCGAAAGCTGCCTACATACCTGATGAACGCGCATGGAAGGTTTCGCTTGAAGATAAATGGTATGTGGATAAGATGGGAGAGTGGGCAGTATCTGCAAGGATATGCAGCCGCGTACAGCGTTCGGTATCTTCCAGGGCTGTAACGGACTACACCATTCCTGATTTGCCGAAGCTGACCGTTCCCCACGGGCTTCTTCTGGAGCCTTACGAATACCAGAAGGAAGGTATCGCCTATGCCTTGCAGCATAAGCGGTGTATATTCGGGGACCAGCCGGGACTTGGAAAGACGTTGCAGGCAATAGGCACGGTTACGATAGCAAAGGCGTATCCGTGCCTTGTTGTTTGTCCGGCCGCCCTGAAGATAAACTGGCAGCGTGAGTTCAAGAAGTTTGCCGGAAAGCAGGCAATTATCCTTGATGACAAGAACAAGTCAAGCTGGCAACGCTTCTACGAACAGAAGAAGGCGGACGGTACAGCCTTGTGCGACATCTTTATAACCAACTACGAGAGCCTGAAAAAGTTCTTCGTGCAGGGAATAAAGGATGATGCACGCTTTACCATGCGTTCCATAACGTTCGACCCGCGTATCTCACTTTTCAAGTCGGTAGTGATAGATGAGAGCCACAAGTGCAAGTCCAGCAAGACACAGCAGAGCAAGTTCCTGGAAGGAATATGCAAGGGTAAGGAGTACGTGCTGGAGCTTACGGGGACTCCGGTAGTGAACAACAATACCGACCTTATCCAGCAGTTGAAGATAATGGGACGTCTGGAGGACTTCGGAGGATATAAAAACTTCTGTGAAAAGTTTTGTGCCGGGCCTAAGCAGAGTTCCAATGTGAAGGAGTTGAACTGGAGACTGTCAACCACCTGCTTTTTCCGAAGGGAGAAGGCCAAGGTACTCACGCAGCTTCCGGACAAGTCACGGCAGTATATCGAAGTGGATATCACCAACCGTAAGGAGTACGACAAGGCGGAAGCTGATTTGATTCAGTATCTGCGTACATACAAGAATGCGGATGATGAAAAGATACAGAAGGCTCTTAGAGGTGAGGTAATGGTGAAGATGGGCATCCTGAAATCCATATCCGCAAGGGGCAAGATTAAAGTGTTCTCCGAGTTTATCCATGACGTGATAGACGGTGGAGAAAAACTGATAGTCTTTTCCTACCTCAAGGAGGTTGTGATGGAGCTGAAAAACCATTTCCCCGATGCGGTGACCGTGACGGGTGATGATAATGCAGTTCAGAAACAGAATGCTGTAGACCGTTTTCAGAATGACCCGGAATGCAGGCTGATAATCTTGAACTACAAGTCGGGAGGTACGGGATTGACACTTACCGCTTCCAGCCGTGTGGCATTTATCGAGTTCCCCTGGACGTTCTCAGACTGCGAGCAGGCAGAGGACAGGGCGCACCGTAACGGCCAGAAGAATAACGTGAACTGCTACTACTATTTAGGGAAAGATACGATTGACCGCTATATGTATGACGTGATCCAGACCAAAAAGAACATTGCCAACGGTGTGACCGGAACGGATGATGTGGTGAAGGAAAGCGTGGTGGATATGGCCATGAACTTATTTAGTCAGAAGTTATGAGAAAGCAGACTACACCGCTATCAGAAAGCCAGATTCAGCATGATTGCCTGACATGGTTCAGGCTTCAGTACCCGAATCTGGCTTTGCTTCTCTTTGCAGTTCCGAACGGTGGCCGCAGGGATGCAAAGACAGGAGCGAGGATGAAGTACGAGGGAGTTGTAAGGGGAGTTGCCGACCTGATACTACTTATCCCCAAAAAGGGATATGCTTCCCTCTGTATTGAAATGAAGACACCGAAAGGGGTACAGAGTGACGGGCAGAAAGAATGGCAGAGAGAAGCCGAGAAGTACCGGAATCGGTATGTGGTCTGCCGTTCCCTTCCTGAATTTATGAAAGAAGTAAACGAATACTTGTTATGACCTACATAGAACTAATCAATAACTTCTGGTTCCTCGATGAAGACTGGCAATTTACCTGCTGTGAAACGAGGCTTTATTTTTACTTGTTGAAAACAGCGAATCGTTTAGGCTGGGTGGATAGCTGGACACGTAGTGACACTAAAGTGGCGTCTGACGTGGGAGTGTCGGTCAATTCGATGAAAACTGCAAGAAACAGATTGGTTCAGGCTGGTTTGATAGCATTCAAAGCTGGAGGAAACGGGCAACGGGATAAAACGAAATATCAAGTTATATGTGAATTTAGGTGTCAAAATTTGATACCTAAAGTACCACCTAACCTTGAACCTAATCCTATACCTAACCTTGAACCTAAAGTACAACCATATAATAAGACTAAGAATAAGACTAAGAATAATAATAATAACTCTGGCGAGTTATTTCCGCCCGAGAAAGAAAAGCCGAAGAAAGGAAAGTCTGAAAAGCCTGAATTTACGCCTCCGACATTGGACCAGGTAAAAGCTTACTTCGAGGGAAAACTGGCAGACTGGGAGAGACAGGCGGAGATATTCTTCTACCACTTCGACAGCCTGAACTGGAAAAACACGAACGGTGCCCGTATTGAAAGATGGGATAGCCGGGCAAATCTTTGGATAATCGAAAAACAACTTCAAAATGGAAACAAACCTACAACGAACAATGACGGCAGTGCTGCATCCTTCCCAGCTTGTGGAGGGGGAGGTACGTCCGGTAACGGTGGAGCTGACGCCACTTCAACAGAACTTGAAGACTGGATTGACAGCCTCCCAATTGGTCGATAGCTGGTCCGGAACCACTGCGCAACTGAACTGTAACCTGAGTATAGACGACGTTATCCGTCATGAAGGAATACCCACACTGGCTGATGTGAACCGTGTGTATGGGAATACGGCTTCCGTGCGCATTATCACCCGACACCTGCAGTCGGTGCTGAGCTATGCCGGGGTGGAATTGACGCCCGCCCAACTGGCCGAGACATCGCTGGCCATTCTATCCAGCTATTATTTCCTGAACCTGGCAGAGTTGTGTATCTTCTTCACGCAGCTAAAGAACGGGAGCCGCGGGCAGTTTGTCTGGGGAAGTAAGGTAAACAACCAGGCGATAATGGTCGCTCTTCATGACTTCTGCCTTGATCGGGGTGATGCTTACCGCAAGCTGGAACAGGAAAAGATACGGATTGCGGCCGACAGAAGCTACAGCCGGATTTCGGATGCGGCTGCCGCGATGGTGAAAGGTGTGGATTCCATCCGAAAGCTGAAAGAAAAGGCGAAAACTGATTTTGCGGCTTTCAGAACGCTTTTCCCATTGCTACCAGATAACTATAAACCTGAAGACCTGTTCAACGCATACGGGGGAAAAGAGGCTGCAATCAAGGCCATATATGGAGAAAACACACCACCGCCTGACACGGCGAGTGAAGCTATATACAGATTCCTCTGTGATTACAACGTGAGGATGAACCGCAAATAAATTAACCAAAAACCACATCAATATGACAAGTTTTGAAACAACAATCCAGGCGTATCTGGAGAATCGTGCAAAGACTGATTCTCTCTTTGCCGAAACCTACAAAAAAGCGAACAAGAGCATAAAGGAATGCTGTAAGTATATTTACTCACAAGCCAGAAAGCTGGCAAAGGGAGGAAACGCAGTCGGTGTAGATGAAGCAACCGTGTACAGCTGGGCAGTCCATTACTACGACGAGGATGACATCAAGGTGGACAAGGTGCAGGAACGTGTGGAAGTAGTGGCTCCGGATGCTGAACCTGCAAAAGCAGAGCAACCAAAACCACAATTAAAGCCGCAGCCGAAACGCAAGAGAGGTGATGATAACAGTCTGCAACTTTCATTATTCGGAGAACTATGAGACCAAGGACAAAACGTGAAAGGCTGGTGGCTGAATTGAGCAGTAAGCTGCCAGAAATAACAGAAGCCCAGATACGGTGGGGAAAGAAGCATTGTTTTCCGCATAACGCTTACCGCTGTAAGGATGAAATGTGGTGCAGCGAATGTGGAAAGATGTGGGTTGATGTAACTGGCCAGAAGGAAGGGTACATCAAGTGTCCTTACTGCGGTGAAAGATTGGAAGTGAAGGTAAGCCGTAAGACCAAGGACAATGCAGTAAGCTATCTGACAGTCGTTACAACATCGGGAGATTTTCAGGTGCTCCGTCACTTCTACACAGCCAGGTATGCAAGGAAAGAACGTGACACACATTATTTCATCGATGAGGTATGCCAACAGTGGATAACTTCTGACAACAAAGAGATTGTTATCGCCAAAGCTATGAATATGGGATGTAGAGGTTGGATTCATACTACAGACATGAGTCTCAAGCAGAGCGGAAATATATACTATCCACATTCATATGACATAGACGGTTATGTGTATCCGAAAGTAAATGTGCTGCCGATTCTTCGCAGAAATGGCCTTCGCACTTCGTTCCATGGTGTTACTCCGGCGATGTTGATACGTGGCTTGTTAGGTGAAAATAAATATGCGGAAATGCTTATTAAGACACGTCAATATAGTATGCTGGAGTTCTACATGTATCGGGGTGGACTATCTCATCCGTGGGCAGTGAATATCTGCAACCGTAATGGATACATCATCAAGGATGGTTCCATGTATGATGATTACTTGCGTCTGCTTGATTATTTCCACCTTGACACACATAACGCTCACTATGTATGCCCTAAGAACCTGAAGAAGGCACATGATGAATTGCTGAAGAGGAAACAAAAAATTGAAGCAAGGGAAAGGATGGAGCGCGAAAGGATTGAACGTATGAAGAAGGAGAAGGAACTGAAGCGGAATATTGCAGTTTTCTGGAAAAAGATACAGCCATTCCTTGGTTTACAAATAAAGGATGAGGGTATAGTTATCTGTCCTTTGGAAAGCGTCACCCAGTATTATCAGGAGTGGAAAACGATGCACCACTGTGTATATAACTGCGCCTATTATGCAAGGAAAGAAAGTCTGGTGTTATCCGCAAGGAAGAACGGAAAGCGACTGGAGACTATCGAGGTAAACCTGAATACATTCAAGATAGTGCAGTCGCGTGGCGTTTGTAACGAAGATAGTAAATACCATAAGCAGATTATTCGGATAATGGAGAATAATATGGCTGAGATTATAAGGAGGGCAGCGTCATGAAAGTTTGTATCGAGTGTGGCCGGAACCTTCCGGAAAGCAAGTTTCGTGCCTTTGAAACGAAATCCGGCACCCATTACACCAGCAGGTGCCGGTTATGTGAGAGCAGACACACGTCTGAAAGAAGAAAGCAGGACAGGCTTCATGGACGGCTGGCCAGATACACCAACGAGCAGTTGGTGGCCGAACTCCGGAAACGTGGAGCCTACATCATGTATGGGAAAGACTTTGATTGTGTAACAACGATTTGATATGGAAGAAGTAAATAAAAAAATATTTATAGAATACGTATCCCACTTGTATAGTACCGATAAAAGCTATGAGGTTATTGGCCGAGACATCAAAGCGGTAAAGTTATTCCTTGAAAGCGATTATCAGGTAAGCCGTAAAGGATACAAGGCTTATATCAGAGAGAATGCCGTTGAATTATCTGACAAGCCATACATTAAAGACGCCCTATGTAGCTTCCTTAATTATCTTGGTATTGGATATTCACGAACACGAAAGGAAAAATTAGTTAAGCCTTTGGAAAAGTTGAGCAAAGTTTCTGAAAAGAACATGAAACTGATGAATGAATTTGTGTATTATCTTACCCAGGATGAAGATTACTCTCCACACACTATTGAAATATATTCATTTTCAATTAAGAAATATTTCGAATACGCCAACGAGGTATCGGTTGACAATTACAAGCGTTTTGTGAGGATGTTGGAGGATGAGGGATTGTCTCCAAGAACGATACGACTACGTATTACCGCACTTGAGCGATTCAGTAAATGGCTGAAGAAACCGATAGAGTTGAAGCGCCCTAAGTTCAAGAAGGAATTGAATACAGAGAACGTGCCAACCGAAGCCGAATACAACCGGCTGCTTGAGTATTTGAAAACTTGTCATAACCGTGACAGGTACTTTTTCATCAAGATACTGGCTACAACAGGGGCAAGGGTAAGCGAGTTCTTCCAATTCAAGTGGGAGGACATCCTTTCCGGTGAAGTCACTCTAAAGGGAAAGGGAAACAAGTACCGGAGGTTCTTTTTCAGCAGGCAGTTACAGGCGGAAGTAAAAGCATACGTAAAGGAGAGTCACAAGACTGGATATGTCGCAGTAGGTAAGTGCGGAAGGTTGACACAGAGAAGCTTGTGCCAGTCAATGAAAGACTGGGGCGATAAGTGCGGAATAGATAGAAGCAAGATGCATCCTCATGCTTTCCGGCATTTCTTCGCTAAAATGTATCTGAAAAAGAACAATGACGTGGTACAGTTGGCCGACCTGTTGGGACACGGAAGTATTGATACGACAAGAATTTATTTACAGAAAAGTTATGACGAGCAGAAAAAAGAATTTAATCGAAGCGTTGTATGGTAGCTTCATGTTTATAGATAACCTTCCGGAATTGATAGACCGGGAAAACATTTACGATGAGACCGGACATGTGGATTTGGAGTTTATGACTGCCATTCTTCAATGGATGTCAAGGATGGCAGACATAAGCGTTAAAGTACAGAAGTCGTTGAACCGTCTGTTGGGGTGTGACGAACTGGAGCAGAACAACAAGCGCAATAAGGATGATTCGGGAAGTAAATGGAGTGTGGAGGAAATCCTCATGCACTGCACGCTTGAGGACAATGTTTTAAAACTTCCTCAAGTACAATTTAATAAGAAGTCCTATGCTGAAGCAAAGAAATGGATTGAAGAAGCCGGAGGTAGTTGGATGGGCGGTAAGGTACAGGGATTTACATTTCCATTTAATGCTGAGAGAGTTTTCTCAATACTACACGAGGGTAAGAGGTGTAACCTTCAGCAGGACTTCCAGTTCTTTGCAACACCTCCCGAAGTAGCGGACTGGCTTGTAATGCTGGCCGGTGGCGTGCATGAAGATGAAAAGGTTCTGGAACCAAGTGCCGGTACTGGTGCTATCATAGATGCGATTCATCGAAGCTGTCCGGACGTAATTGTAGATTGCTATGAACTTATGCCGGAAAATAAGGAAATTCTATCGAGAAAAGATAATATACGTATTCTTGGAGATGACTTCACGAAGTGTGATGTTGCACAGTATGATAAGATTATAGCAAATCCGCCATTCAGTAAAAATCAGGACATTCGGCATGTAAGGCGTATGTATGAATGCTTGAACTCCGGAGGTGTATTAGCTGCAATAACTGGTCCACACTGGGAGTTTGGAAGCGAATCTGAATGTAAGGATTTCAGACAATGGCTGGAGGATAATGGAGGAAAGAAATTCGAGATTGAAGAAGGAGCCTTCAAGGAAAGTGGAACCGGAACTAAGACAATAGCGGTGATATTAAAAAAATAATCGATGAAAACGAAATTGTATTACTTATTCCTGGCAGTCATGTGGTGGCTGCTGGGATAAGTGGAAAGGAAGTACATGTGAATTTTATATTTTTCTGCTGTTGAAATATGTTAGTCTGTTTGTAGAAATAACATATGGACTCTTTGTATTTATGGGAAATTTGTTACCTTTGAAACAAAATTAACTGTTGAATAAATCATTATGGACTCCATTCGAATTAAAAATTTACATTGTTTGGCTGATACTGGTGTTATCCCACTGAAAGATATTAATATATTGGTAGGTGCAAATAGTTCTGGAAAAAGTTCATTCTTGAGAGTATTTCCTCTGTTAAAACAAGGACTAAATACTAATAAAAGAGGTCCAATATTGTGGTTGAGTGAGGATGTGGATTTTGGTGATTTTAAGACGGCTGTTAGAAAAGGTGAGAAAAGTATTACATTTGAATTCACGGATAATAATTTGTATGATGATACAAGCTGTTTGAGATTTGATGTCGTAATGGATGGAACGAATAGTGATTTCATTGATAATATATTTTGTAGCTATGCCGATCAGGAAATAAGTATTAAAATAAATTCTAAAAGAGAAGTAGAAAAAATAATTATAAATGGAGAGGAGTTTCCTGGAACTGATTTAATGGTGGTTGAAAATAGAACAAGTTTATTGCCGTCTTTTTATAGTAAACAGTCAATAGATTCTAATTCTTCCATAAGGCCCCATTTCTTTCAACATCAATTTGCAGAAGAGCGAATTTTGCAAAAAATTGATGATTTGGTTGGTAAAAAATTAAAAACAAATACTTTAAATTCTATTCGTGATCATATTAGTTCAAGATTCGTTTCAAAAAGTGATTTGTTAAATCGTATTCAAATGATTGGGAAGCCAGTTGCATGGCATAATGCGGTAAAAGAATGGACAGAAAATACACCAGATTTTATACACTTAAATAATTTGGAAGTTTTGTCAAAGGCTTTTTCAGAAATAGATGAATTGGGGACAACGTTGGCTCTCTCTCTTATGGAGGTATATTACATTGGACCTGTTCGTGCTACTGCTGAAAGATATTATCGGAGGCAGAATTTAGCATTAAACGTCATTGATTCTCGTGGAATTAATTTGCCAATGTTCGTCAATGATTTGTCTGATACGGAAAAGAAAGATTTAAAAGACTGGATGAAGGAATACTTTGGTTTCTATTTAATAACTGATTATAGTGGTGGACATATTTCAGTGTCTTTGGTGAATGAACGAAATGGTGAGAAGACAAATCTTGCAGATAGTGGATTTGGATTTTCTCAGATTATGCCTATTTTGGTAATGTTGTGGACTTTAACTAGTAGGCGTAGTTCAATGAGAAGAAGGCGGTATATTTATTGGGAAAATAGAATTTCATATTGTGTTATTGAACAACCAGAGTTACATCTTCATCCTGCATTTCAAGCGCAATTGGCAGATATGTTTATTTCAGCCGTCAATGTTGCAAAGAAGAATGGAATTCAATTGAAATTAATCTTAGAAACGCATAGCGAGGCTATTATTAATCGTATTGGGAAACGAATATCTGAGAAAAAACTAGATTTTTCAAAAGATGATGTAACGGTAGCACTATTTGATAAACAGTTAAATGAGAATGGAACAAATGTTACATTGGCTCATTTTGACGATGATGGTATTTTGGATAATTGGCCAATTGGTTTTTTTAATGCAGACTAACTACAGCTTATGTTATTTTATATCACAGAAGAGATTGCTGCTGAAGCAGAAAAGAATAATCCAAGAGTAGTTGAAGCATTAGATTTTGTGGCTCAATCTCATTACTATGGACGTCATATTGTATTTGCTTCGAGAGGCATATTAGAACGATTGTCAAAACTTTCCTTTTTTAATTTTAAAAGGACAACTGATGTGTTTAAATCTATACTGAGTAGGTATTCTACGTTTGGAGGTATTAAAAGAATTATTTCACTTCATGTGGAGCTAACTTTAGAACATCAGTTTCATGTTTTAACTTCAGATGATCGGAGATATTCTGTTATTTTGTGTCCTATAACTAGTAAATCATTAGAGAATCTAATGAATGTAGTCGAACTATTGGGCGAGAATGTGGAAGAACTTTCTATGTATGAGTTTATGGGCAAGTATTATCTACAGAAATTTGCTTTGAAGATAAATACTTACAGCAAGAAATTGCATGGTGGAGGTGATACATTACGTTTAGTGTGGAATACTGAGGCAATGCAGGAGAGTTTTTGCTTAGCTTTCTTGGATAGTGACAAGAAATGGTCAGGAGGGGGTTACGGAGATACTTTGAAAAAAGTAATCAGTATCTGGAAAAAAGAAAAATTTTGTACTGTTAGTTTTATTTTTTCAGATTTCTATCGGGAAATAGAAAATATGATTCCATTAGATGTTCTGAAAGCGGTATCACAATGCAATCCTAACTGGTCTTTAGGGCTTAAGGATATTGAAAAGATTGTAATCTCAGGTAAGGATGTACAATATTATGACATGAAGTGTGGTATAACTTTAAAGAAATATAGAAAGTTACTAAATCATAAAGAGGAAAAAAGTTATATAGATACGCATCTTTCTTGTGTATACTCTAAACACGATGATTTGGATGCGTGGTTGAGTAGTTTACAAGAAAACACAATTCTTTTACACGGTTTAGGTGAAGATGTATTGAAAAGGAGTGTAGACTATTTGGAACAACATTCGGATGATTGGTTAAATCGCATTTCATTAGACCAATTATTAGAACAAGAATGGATGAAGATTGGAAAAGAGTTAATAAACTGGACTTGTGCTTCTTCTACAATGCGTGTATGATATTCAACAAAATTAGACATTAAGAATAAAATCCTCGCTCATCGTTGAGCGGGGACTTCTTGTACTGTTGAAGAGGGAATAGAATCGTTTGTAGAAACTTTAATTTCTAGTTGCTGTGGAGTCGATTGTTTCTGGGTAATACCCAAATAATAGAAGAATATTCCCAAACCAGAAAATATAAAGGAAGCAATAACACTCCAAATTACATTCTGCCACCAAGGAGGCATACACTTTTTTATTCTTTTCTCATAATCCGCAAGCATTTCCCGTTCATAACGTTCCAATTCTTCATTGGTCGTATTTGCAACAACGTCAGATAAGATGGATTGAGCATCATTTCTATACTTGGCGAGCTGGCTTTCGGTAGTAGATGCTTTAAAAAAAATTTTGCATTCATCTTCAGTTGGGTCTCGTCCTTCTTCTTCTTTCATACGAGTAATAAACTCAATCTTATGTTTTTTATAGATAGCATAAGCAACAAGACCTACCAAATCGTCTTCTGATTTGACAAGCTGCTCATAAATAAAATTGTAAGATCGTTCCATTATTTGGAGTATTTACGAAGTGCATCCGCACCAGCTTTTTCAACGGCTTTGTGAGAGACATTAATTCTAAAGTTACCAAATGAGGTACGTATATTTGCCGTTACTCCATCTCGATTGCTTCCAGTTACACAGGAGCGTCCACATCTTACGTTGTAGTTAGCTCTTTCAACGCTTTCTTTGGAGATAGTTCTTGACATATCAGTAATATTTAAATAGTAGAAAAACAATATGAATCATATATCTGAATGCAAAGTTACGAAATTTAGTAACGTTACCTATTCATTATGTTGTTTTTTTTGCATCATGTGGCTCTTTTTTACATAATCTTCCGCCTTTTCTATTTGTCCTTTCAAAAACTATGTTTACTTTTGCAGTATCCTTCACATATCAACAAGGCAAGCTGGTGAGCCTGCCAAATTTCCGGGTAGGCATTTTTTATGCTTGCTAGTATGCTGCTATACATATACGGCGACTCTCGTAACCCCGTGTCGGAAAGTTAATGCTTCCGCTGCCTTGTTGAGGTGAAGGATAACGGGTAAGTGCGGAGTTGCCGTTCTCTTTTCCTTCCGCTGAAATGCCAAAAAATCCTTCATTCAACTATGGCAGCAACATTATCTCTGTTCCCGACCGAGGAACAAAACAATCAACAGTTAGTAATGGTCAATAACAACCGAGTAGTAAATGAGAAAACTTCATTTATCTCTTGTGCTTTAGAAAAAAATGGTGTACTTTTGTGGTGCTACAACTACATACATAGGCATCGCAAGAGAGCGAAGCTATTTGGGATGAGAGAAGATATTGCGTCTCCCATAATCCGTTCATATATCCCAGTGATGTATGTGGTTGTAGCAAACTTGGATTATGTGGAGGCGTTTTTTTTGTTTAATCATCTAACGCTACAACCAGATGAAAACATTAGAATTATTCCCGGCTCAGGAAAGAAACGAGCAATTGGTATCGGTTAATAACAACCGAGTAGTTACTACTTCGTTGCGAATAGCAGAGTATTTCAGTAAAGCTCACAAGGATGTCTTAAAGGCTATTTCCAATTTGGAAACAACCAAAGATTTTCAAGAGCGCAATTTTTCGCTTTCGTTCTATACCAGAGAGTTACCCAACGGAGGTTCAAAAAAGGAACCGATGTATTATATTACTCGTGACGGTTTCACTTTGCTGGCGATGGGCTTCACGGGGAAGAAAGCCATGCAGTTTAAAATCGCCTACATCAATGCTTTCAATGAAATGGAAGAGATGCTTCAGAAGCAGGAGTGTACCAGGTATGCAGAAAAACTTATTGATGTGGAAATACAGAAATTTAATAAAAGACTCAAGGAAGCAGCACTCCAAGTTCGCCAGAAGAACGGCGCAGATTACGGGCCTTATGGAGAGATACAGACCGGAGTTTATTCGTATAAGGGAATGCCTTTGAAAGAAAAGCTCCGGAATATATTTTCACAGTTGTCGAACGCATACGTGGAGGCATATTGTCTTTCAGGGAAGTATCTTTCCATGAAAAAGCAGCATGAGGAATTGCGACGTTTCCTTTCCATAGTAGGTGGAAAGATGGGGGAAGCGTTCAGCATATTCCCTGATTTATAAAATTGTATTTTTACTGACAAGGGTTGTCAGTAGTTTTCAGATGTACCGGATAGTCCGTAACAGGATTATCCGGTATTTTTGTTTTTATAACTCAGGTGTGATATGGCAAAGTATAGTAAGGAAATTGTGAATAAATGTGCTGATTGGGTACGCATGAATGGATTGATGGAATATGGAGGAGCAAAATTGAAGGACTTTTTGTCATATTTTTCAATAGACCAGCGTACCTATTACAGATGGATGCAGGAAACCGAGTTTGCCGAAGCAATAAAAAAGGCAAAGACGGATTTTCGGAATTCCCTTGAAACGGATATTGTGCGTTCTCTGGCCAATGCGGCCAAAGGATATGAGTATACTCAGACCATGATGGAATACAAAGGGGATGTGATGGTAAAGAAAACAGTAAAGAACGTACGAGTTGAACCGAATGTCGGGGCGGCTATATTCCTGCTTACGAACCTTGCTCCTGAACGGTGGCAAAACAAACAGCGGCAGGAACTTGCGGGTGATGTATCCGGATTGACGGTGGTTGTAGACAAAATGGAAGATACGGAGCTGGTGAAAAAAATCAAGGAATTGTAATGCTGGTGACACATGTGTACAAACAGAATCTTTCGGCATGGCTGGCAGGATACCGGATTATTGCCAACAAAGGGGGAACTCGTTCAGGAAAAACGTATTCCCTGATGTCTTTGTTTGTCACTGTAGCAGCTGCAAACAGGAAACAGCGGACTATTGATGTCGTTTCGGAATCTCTTCCTCATTTGAAGCGTGGTGCCCTGAATGATATTGCTGACATATTGGTTCATGAAGGACTGGTAGAAGGAATAGATTACGAAGAAAATAAGTCTGATCATACGTTTACATTCCGTAGCGGGACGGTGATACGCTTTTTTAGTGCTGACAATTGGGGTAAGGTGAAGGGTTCACGGCGTGATGTGTTGTTCATCAATGAGTGCAACCGTATTGGTTATGAGGTGTATCGCCAGCTTGCTGTTCGTACATCTGAACGTATTTTTCTGGATTGGAACCCTGATGCGGAGTTCTGGTATGAGATAAAGGGGGTACAGACAAGAGAGGGAACGATAGAAATACATTCCACGTACAAGGATAATCCGTTTCTTTCATCTTCCCAAATAGCGGAAATCGAATCCAACAAAGGGGACGAAAACTGGTGGAAGGTGTACGGACTCGGGCAAACCGGACGGGCACAGGGAGTGATATACACTAGATGGAAGCAGGTAGCGAAGATACCGGACAATGCAGTATTGATAGGAAGAGGGCTGGATTTCGGGTTTACGAATGATCCTACGGCAATAGTGGATGTCTACAAATGTGAAGGCAAGTTGTGGTTGGATGAGCGGTGTTATCGTAAGGGAATGACAAATGATGTGATAGCTGAATGTCTTCGTGGACTTGACGGGTGTACCGTGGCTGACAGTGCAGAACAGAAGTCTATTACGGAAATACACAACTATGGGATACGCAGGATTGAGCCTTCATTAAAAGGTCCTGATTCAGTCCGGTCGGGAATTCAGGTATTACAGCGTTATGAGTTGATGGTGACACAAAAGAGTTTGAACCTTATTTATGAACTTCGGAATTATAAGTGGGAAGAGAATAGATTGACAGGTGAACTATTGAATGTACCTGTAGACAAGTTTAATCACGCGCTGGATGCGGTTCGATATATTGCCTTGAATAAATTATCAGAAAAACCGATAATAAAACGGTTGAAAGCAAAACTTGGAAATATATGACGGTAAAGGAATTGTTGGTAATTGGGAATCTTTCGCACGGTATCGAGGGAGAGCTTGAGAAGCTCCGTAAACCGTGGAAAGTGGGAAAGGTCAGGACACCTGATACCTTGAATGACATGAATATGGGTGAGCTTATGCAGTTGCAGTCAATCAGTACGGAGAAGGAAACGATAATGGTTCCCTGTCGTGTGCTTCTGGGAATGTCGGAGCGTGAGGTGATGGGGGCTGATGCATCTGAGGTTATCGGCTTTTGCTTCTGGGTGGCCAGGGAAGTGAAGCGGATAAACAAGCTGTTTGCTTCCACGTCCGTTCCTCCTACACCGGAGGAGAAGCAGGCTGGGGCAGAAGCATTGAATTTCGGGCCGTTCGGACTGCTTGACTATTATGCACTGAGAATGGGAATAACGGACCATGAGGCGGTAGAATATGTTCCGTGGGTACGTGTGTATAAATGCCTGGATATGGATGCCAGGAAGATGAGGTATGAACGCAGGTTACGTAAAATCTTGGAGGGAAAGAAGAAATGACAGTAGAAGAGAAGGTTAGGAAAATAGTGGAACAGATGGGAGTTACCTATCTGTTTGAGAACTGGCAGGCTGCCAATGTAAGGCTTGACAAGATGCAGCTTCCTGCCGTGATGTATGTGCTTCCGGCTTCCGGAAACCTGAATGTGGGGCTTATGCAGATGAAAGACTTTCCTAACTGCATGATAGCCTTTATGGACAAGACGAAGCATGATTTCTCCGGTGAAGAGAATGACGTGGTGATAGAACGATGCAAGTCTTTAGCCAGGGAGTTTATACTGAACGTGAACAGAAGCGGAATGTTTGAGCCTGTACAGGGTTACATTCAGTATTCGGTGTTCTATGATAAGCTGGACGTGAATGTGACGGGGATTGTCATCCAGATTCCTTTGAAGGAAATAAGAGGAGTCGTGATATGCCCTACAAAAACAGTGAAGGAGATAGTGTATGGAACTTCTGCTGAGGGATAAGGTGATGGAGCTGGTGTCTTCAGAACTTGAAGCATTGAAACAGAAGGTAATCGAAAACCAGAAGGACTCCGGTCAGGTTGCTTCCGGCAGAACAATAGCCAGCATGAAGGTAGAGGTTACGGAGGACGGCGGTGTTCTGTGGGGACGTAGCCCGTTCGGGACGCTGGAGACCGGACGAAAGCCTGGTAAGGTGCCGGCAGGATTCTGGAAGATAATCCGGCAATGGATGGATGACAAGGGCATCCAGGTGCAGAAGCCTGATTCCTTTGCTTACCTTGTGGCGAGAAAGATAGCCAATGAAGGGACACAGCTCTTCCGGAATGGCGGTAGGGATGATATTTATTCTCCTGAAGTGAAGGATACGGTAGAAAGGGTATCGCAGGGTATCGGTATTCTGTTCGGGAGTGAAGTGGAACATATAAATCTAAATTTCAATGAGAACGGGAGTATTTGAAACGAATAAGAGCATCATGTATCCTGATGAGGTTTCTTTCTGCTTTAATCCGATGAAGATTAAAGTCAATACGGAAAACACTGTTACATGTACAATTTCATATGGTGCAATGTCATTTACCGACAAGAGAACTCCGTATGGAGGAAGTGTGGAACTTGATATTTCAATGTATTCACAGGCGTTTTTTAATGCTGGTGGAATGGAACTGCTACCTTCCAAAGAAATTACTGTAAAGATTCAGACCTCGGCAGATGCATTTACTTTTACAACGAAGGTGATATGGGGTGCTATGAATATAGGGGAAGTATTTAATCAGTCACGTACGGTTACGTGGTTTAAGAACTTCCCGTTCACGCTTTCCATGTATATAGCTTCCGGTGCAACGATGAGGAAAAGATATGACAGGAACAAATATCAGACTTTTAGTGCAGGAAGCGGACTTGTGCATCTGAATCCTTCTTCTCTGTTTGGAGGTGCAACGAATTTTGGCGTAATACGTCTGGATGAAGAGATTCCTGAGAGCACTTTTGATTATACCTTTGACAGCACGTTCCGGCCAGTAGGTGATGGCGTGATTATTAACCGCCTTGTGGTGGATGATTCGGAATGTGGGATATATCTCAGATGGATAGACAGGCATGGATTTTACCAGTACTGGCTTTTTCAGGAGGGAGAATCAGGCGCTGGTGTAGATAATGGTGATAAATTGTATTGTGATTTTTCTGATGAAAATTATAGTTTCTATGGTGTTTTCAGGTACAATGGCAAATCTATGCAAATGACGAAAAAGGCATGTGCCACTCTTGTGGACCAGGGAACATTCAATATGCTTCTTACCCTTCTTTCGTCTCCTTTGGTTGATATGTATCTTAATGGGAACTGGGTTCCAGTGAATATATCTACAAAAAGTATTTCTGGTACCACTCAGGCATTACAAGATTTTGAGATTGAGATAGAATTTCCAGAAACAATTTCGCAGAGCTTATGAGAGATGAATTATATATTGACGGGACGAAAGTGGATATGGGGGAGTCCGGTGTTTCTCTTGAATACCGTAGCAATATCCTGACTGATATTAGCAAGATTGTAAGTAATTTCAGCTATACGATTAAGCTGCCGAAGACAAAGAATAACCTTCGGCTGATAGAATGTGCTCATATACCCAGTGCAGTGAGCAGCTTCCCATATCTTCCTCATGTAGGTACTTTATTACGTGACGGTGTGCAGATCGTTGATGGAGCCAATGTGGTATTGATGTCAGTAAGTGACACTATAGAGATTGCTCTTTCATGGGGAAACGCTAATGGCTTTTCAAAAATTATTGAGTTTGAAGGAAACATAGATGATTTGGATTATGGGTTAGATGATTATATTTTTTGGAGGTATGATATATCTCCAGATGAAGATGCACCTATTATGAATTATGGCTTCAGAAGCACAGAGAAACATGTGTCTTACCATCCGGTTGTATCCGCTAAATGGCTTTTGGATAGGATACAGAGTCAGTTTGGTGTGAAATTCTTGTTCCCCTCTGATAAGCAGGATATTCTTCAACTCTTGAAAATCCCGTTGCTGAAAAAAGAGGATGCACAGAAGCATGTGGATGCAAATCGGGTACTATTGACTTTGAATGGGCTGAAAAAAACTGATGGAGCTTTTCGGTTTTATCAATTGTTGTTTTACGGTCTTGTACAATCCTATTATATTGATGGTATTTTTACATCAGCTTTTAAGCCAAAGTTTAACGACTTGCAGCTGAACTATTCGATAGATTGCAAATTAGTTTATGTTGGAGGTGCATACAAGAATGGAGGATACTTGGATATAGTAGATGCTGACACCGGAGAGATAATAGACCAGGTAAATGCGTGTGAAGTTATTGATAGAGGGAATGATAATTATGAGTGTCATTTCAAGAAGGATTTGTCGTTGGAGCCGTATGATAAGACAATTTACATAAGTACAACAGTTTCTAAAACTGGTGATGATAGCGTTAATCTGGTTTCTGGAAGTATAACTCTTGAAGCAAAAGTATCTGAGGTAGGGGCCGATATAGGAGAGTACAACAAGTATTTTACCGTACCAAATTTGCCATCAATAAAATTGATAGACTTTATTAAGTCTATAGCTTATATGCTTGGCGTTTTTGCGGTTCCGGGTGATAACAACGACATACATTTCGTATCGTTTGACTCGGTGATAGAAAATAAAAGTAATGCAGTAGATTGGTCTGGAAGGGTTTTGTTTAACGATTATGGTGATGTAGCACGTAATATTAGTTATCAGTTGAATGACTTCACCCAGAAAAACTGGTTCCGCTATAAGGAAGATGATAATGTTACTGAGAATTATGATTCGTTTATAGCAGTTGAGAATAGGGCGTTAGATTATGAAAGAGATGCTGTCTCACTTCCTTTTTCTGCTTGTGATACGTTGGGAGGTGTGGCAAGTATCCCGTTGTATTCGTATAATGATGATGGAGAGCTGGAATATGATAGTGGGATGAATCCACGAATCGTTTTATATGATTCTGAGACTCGTTCAGGTGTTTTCTATCCGTTAAGATGGGAGGAGTTGATAAGACAGCATTATGCATCGTATCAGGAAGTGGTCAGACAGCCAAAGGTTATAAAGGAGCTTGTTCTTTTATCTGCTCCGGAATTGGCCGTACTTGACTTGCTTAAACCTGTATACATACGACAATACGGTTCATATTTTGCGATTGTGAAGGTGAAAACCAAGGAGAATGATATATGCGAAGTTGAATTGCTAAAAATATAGTGTTATGGCGGATAAGGTGGAGAAAATCCTTGACATCAAGGTGAATTACAATGAAGCTGTAAAGGCGATAGCGGAATACCAGACGAAGATTGATGCGGCCAGGGATGCAGAAAAGAACCTGAAAAAGCAGTTGAAGGATGGGGAAATATCCCGTCAGCAGTACAATGAAGAAATGGCTGCATCGAAAGCCTATATTGCAGACTGTAATGATTCGATACGGATTATTACTAAGACGATGCAGAACCAGATCAAGCAGGAAAAGGAGCAGGAAGGTAGTTTGAGGTCTCTGAGAGCTGAACTGTCTAATCTTACATCTGAGTATGATGCTATGTCGGAAGCTGAAAGAAAGGGGGCCAGTGGTGAGGAACTGAAAAATAAGATAAACGAGGTTACGGATGCTTTGAAAGGTGGAGAGGAGGAAACGCAGAGGTATTACCGGAATGTGGGTAACTACGAGGAAGCGATTAAGAGTGCAGTTTCAAGCAATATTCCGTTTATTGGAACATTAATACAGACTCAGGATGAGATGGGAAGTGTGAAGGCGGGTGCTGTGGCTGCAGGTGCTGCCGTGAAGAATTTCTCAAAGACACTTCTTGCATTGTTGGCCAACCCGATTGTAGCTATTCTTACTGCGATTTCCGTGGTGATTATGGCTGTAGCTAAAGGTATTAAATCGAGTGAGGAAAATACAAGCCGATGGAATGTTGTTCTTGCTCCATTGAAAATGGCCTTGGATGCCGTGGGTAAAGTGCTGCAGATTGTGGCAAGCGGAATACTTTCTGTTGTAGAAGCTGGTGGTAAGATGATGGGATGGATTACCAAGCAGCTTGAAAAACTTCCGGTACTTGGTAAATATGTGGCAGAGGTGAACAAGGAGAATGAGAGATACATTGCTATGGCAAAGGAGCAGGCGGCAATAGACCGGGATACACGAAACCTTCAGGTGCAGAATGCAAAGAATGCTCTTCAGATAGCTACTTTGAAGGCAAAGGCTGACGATGAACTGAATGTGTCTGCGAAGGAACGTATGGAAGCTATCAGGGAAGCTAACAGACTGGAGGAGGAAGCCAGCAAGAAGAACTACGAACTGGCCAAGAGAAGATATGAAAATCTTGTTCAATATAATTCTATGGCTGAGAATACGGTAGAAACGAATCGAGAAATTGCTCAGGCTGAGGTGGAGATGTATAATGCGTTGACTGAGTATCAGGATAAAAGGGGTGAATTGCTTGGTCGTGAGGTGTCTTTGGCAAACGAAATAAAGTCGGCTGAAAAGGAAAAATCGGATGCGGCTATTGCTGCAAAGCAGAAAGAATTGGAAGCGGTAAGAGCGGCAGAGGATGCCATGCTGGCTCTTGTGAAAGATGGGCGTGATAAACAAAGTAAGGAGATAACCTTACAGTATAATCGTCAGATTGAGGATTTGCGTACGAGGCTGAAAACAGAGACAGACCTTACAGTAAAGGCCCGCCAGGCTATCAACGACCAGATAAAAGCTCTGGAACAGCAGAAGGCTGCTGAGTTGCAAAAGCTGTCTGAGGAGGAGTTACAGAAAGAGATAGACAATCGTACCAAGCTTATTTCCTTACAGCTTGAAGCCGTAAAGGAAGGTAGTGAGCAGGAATATCAGTTGAGGATGCAGCAGCTACTTGCCCAGCGTGATGCCGAGCTTGCTGACAAGGAACTGACCGAGCAAATGAAGCTTGCCATCGTGGACAAGTATGACAAGCAGATGGACGATCTGATATTACAGCGTGAGCAGGAAATATCGGATAAGCAGCAGGAAGCCGTCAGACTGAGAATGGAGAATGAAATTATGCAGCTCCAGCAGTCCGGTGCAAGTGAACTGGAGATACTTCAGGAACAGGCTTCACAGAAATTAGAACTGTTGAACAGCATACAGCAGCAGGAAGGGGAGAGTGAACAGGAGTTCCTTAACCGTAAGCTTCAGGCTAATCAGGAATATATCGATGCGAAGAAGGCCATTGCAGACAAGGAGGTTGAGATAGAGCAGGTAAAATTCCAGGCAATAGAGACAATAACATCAGGTCTGTCATCCGCCTTTGAAACATTGGGTGAAAATAACAAGACTTTTGCCATACTCTCAAAGACACTGGCTCTTGCTGAGATTGCCATCAATACCGGAAAGGCTCTGGCTGCCGGTATAGCACAGGCTCAGTCTGTCCCGTTCCCGGCTAACTTGGCAGCTATCGCAACGACAGTAGCAACGATACTTTCTAATATTGCTGTAGCTACAAAAACGGTAAAAAGTGCTAAATTTGCAACAGGTGGTTTAGTCACCGGACCAGGCACCGGAACAAGCGACAGCATACCTGCACAGCTTAGTAACGGTGAGTCGGTGATGACGGCCAGAGCCACCTCGATGTTTGCTCCTTTGCTCTCATCATTCAATCAGATGGGAGGGGGAGTTCCTATCAACGTGACACAGACAAGTAGTCAGGCTCTCGGAGAGGACATGCTGGCCAGAGCTGTCGCCAAAGGAGTTCAGTCTATGCGTCCGGTTGTTTCGGTTGAAGAGATAACCAGTGTGAGTAACCGTGTAAAAGTATTGGAGAATCTTGGTAATGTATGAACGTGTATGAATTTCTAAACACACATAAGGGAGTGATGGAGCAGTTACAGACGCTCCCGGTACAGCCGTCGGACGTGAGATACCTTGAACTTTACAAGGAATACAGCCGTCTGATGAAAGAAGGGCATAAGAAAACCTACGTATTGCAGTACCTTTCAGACGAATACAGCGTGGATGAGAGGACGATATACAGGGTTGTAAAGAAGTTTTCCACGGAAGTGGATATGTAATTGTTTGAGGTGGGCAGCGGCTCACCTCTTTTTGTTTGAAAAATCGACTGACAAGGCGTGTCAGTGCTATTCCTTTCAAAAATTCTTATAGCCATATCGCGTTCACTACCTTTGTTTCAAACAATTACGAGATATGGCGAAATTATTTATCAACAAAGACATTGTAGCTGATACCGAAAAAATGGAAAACTGGTATCTGACTGGCGTTGATGGTATGTCCTTCTCTGATGTACAGGATTTTCTTGGCTGGATTGCTCCGGATGACAATCACATTGATATCGAACTTCACTCGTGCGGTGGCGATGTGGCTGAAGGATATGCGATATATGATGCTTTAAGGGCAACTGGGAAGGAGATTTCTGCTACTGTAGTAGGACGATGTGCTTCAATGGCGACAGTAATCCTTTTGGCAGCTCCTATCGAGCGTAGAAAGATGTATCCGCACGCAAAGATTCTTATTCATTCACCTTATTGTCCTGGTGTAGAAGGTTCTCTTGATATTTCAGCGCTTGAATCTTTAAAAGCAGGTCTGGAAGCAGAGCGTGAACGTATGATTTCAATCTATGTTGAGCGCTGTGGGGTTGATCGTGCGCTGATTGAAGAACAGATGGCTAAAGAGACATGGTTTGGTGGTGAGGTAGCCAAGAAACTTGGATTTGTGAGTGAGGTAATTATGCCGAAGTCGGCTAAAGTAGTATCTAACAATAAATTTATGGGAAAAAAAGAAAATGAAGTTACGGTAAGCAAGTCATTGCTTGACCGTATGCTGGCCAAGTTAGGCTATGCAAAAATCGAAGATGTTCCTGCGGTAGCGTTGGAGCTTACAACTGCAGGTGGCGACACATTGACAGTAGAGCGTGAAGAAGGTGAACCGCAAGTAGGTGACGCGGCAAGCCCGGATGGGGAACACGTAATGCCAGACGGGAAGACTATCGTAGTGACTGACGGCGTAATTACCGAAATCCGTGAAGCTGAAAGTGGAAATGATGATACAGCAGCATTGGAGGCACGTATCGCAGAATTGGAACAGCAGGTTTCTGACTTGACAGCCAACGCCAAGACAGAGGATGATGTCAGAATCCTGGATGCAGTGGCTAAGGCTGGAGGAATTGAAAAATTGACTAAAGCGGCCGCAAGCAAGTACACTCCTGCAGGACGTACTACTACTATCGGTAAAAAGACTGAGACAAAGAAAGTGAGCAAGATTGGACAGAAATTGGAGAAAATCAAAGAAGAAAGAAAAGGAGGTAACAAATGACGTGGGAACAGTTAAGCAATCTGACACCTGATAATGGTGCAATTAGAGATTTGAAAGATTTGATTATTGCAGAGATTTTTACCGACCCTGAACTGGAGCGCTTCTTCACTCTTGTACAGAACGCTAAGAATGGTGAAAAAATTGGTTATCGTGGTGCAATGAGTGATGTCGGTTGGGCTGGCTCTGGTTGTAATCCAAGCTATAAAAGTGCAACCATTCAATTCCTGGAAAAAGAATGGTCAATTGGTGATTGGCAAGTTCCTTTGAAGTGGTGTTATACAGAACTGATTAATACTATTGCTGAATATTGTCTGAAAACAGGGACTGAAATTGGCGATTTGACTTCGACTGAATATATGGATGATATTGTTTATCCAGCATTGAAAGATGCGATGATGAGCATGATGTGGCGATTTGTATGGTTCTCAGATAAGGATGCAAAACTTCATTCTAGCTCTGGAGTCTTGTCTACAGGAACTGATGTGGAATTGTTTAAAACGACAGACGGTTTATGGAAACGACTTTTTGCTGTTGGAACTGCCAGTGCTGGTCAAAAAACAGCTATTGCAGCTAATGGTGAAGCGACGATGGCCGAACAGTTTAGCAAGTTGAAGGAGTCTGGAGTAGCAATCGGAATCTTCGATGCGATGCTTGAAAATGCAGATGCCCGAATTGCAGGTTTGCCAGGTGCTGGTATCTTCTGTACTAAGACGCTTGCAGATGCATTGACAAAAGACTTGAAGCGTGAATATAAGGAAATCCTTACATGGGAGCAGGTATTTGGAGGAATGAAAATGACAGAGTACAATGGTGTTCTTGTATACCAGATTCCGGTGTGGGATAGAATGATTATGAAATACCAGAATGACGGAGCGAAACTTAATCTTCCTCACCGTGCTGTGTTTGGTTCTCCTCGTGAAATGTTGGTCGGAACTCCAGCTAATGACCTGATTTCAGAACTGGATATTTGGTTTGATAAAAAAGACCGCATGAACTATCTGTATTCCACGGGTAAGATGGGAACACAAATTGGTCAGGATGATTTGTTCCAGTTGGCTTATTAACGAAAAGGAGGAGTTATGTCAGGAATCTGTGACTATGCAATAAAAAGGGACATCGTGGCAAGCTGCGATGACCCGCTCGTTCCTGGAGTAGAGCAGGAAGGCGTTATCATGAACCGGAAGGACATAGATTTCGCTACAGTAGCATTCAATGCAACGCGTAAGAATGTGATTGAAACGCTGGCCTTGAAGGAAGGCAAGAAAGCCTATAAGGTTATTGTGCCTGGAAGCACTCCGTTTACCGGGACGAACACGGCACTTGCTGTCGGTACGTATCAGAATACGTTTACCAATACGGTGAATATGGTGATTCTTGCCAATGACCCGGACGTGTGTGCGGATATCATTGACGGGCTGGCAAACGGTGAATATGTGGTAATTCTGGAGAACAAGGCAAAGAACTTGCAGAAGGAAGAGAATCCGGGTGATTCCGCATTCCAGATTTACGGTTATTACCAAGGCTTGAAGGCTGCCGAAATCAGCAACGACAAATATTCGGAAGAAACCGATGGTGGCTGGTCAGTATCTCTGCAGGAAACAAAAGTGCCAAAATCTGCTTTGTTCCTTTACAAGACAGACTACGAGACTACCAAGACGGCTATCGATACGTTGACATCCCCAGCAGCTTGATATGGAAGTGATTGATGTGGTTAATAGGTTGAAGGAGTTGGGAAGCATTGCTTCCCTCTCTTCTTCTGACAAGGCAGAGATTGAAAACCTTTATGCGCTTGTCCTTGATAAGAAGTTTGTTCGCACATCTTGTAGCGACTGCTATCATGATGCGGTGATAGAAATGAGTGTTTACCTTAACAAGAACGGAAAGATGAAAGAAAAATCAGAATACGGATTGAAGAACGGCATTCTCCTGCAGATGGGATTTGGCAGTAGCGAAATGTATACGAATGCTAACCTTACTGATGAAGCAGCGGAGAAGTATCTGGCGAAATACCCGGACAACATTAAGTATTTCTCAAAGAAACCCGATGACTGGGAAGAACGTGTAAAGTCCAGAAAGGACGGAAATGTGGTGATTAATGACGAGCTTGTCTCTCTCATGGTGGAAGCTATGAAGGATGGAGTTTCAAGTAAGTCAATTCAGGAAGAGTTCAAGGGTTATAAAATCTCTGGAAAGACTATTACAAAAAAAGTCCTGACAGCTCACGTAAACAAGGCTCTGGAAGTATTTGCTGATATGCGGGAGAATCCTGAAGGAAGTGAAGAAGGCAGTGAGAATGGGGATAATCATGAATCTACTGATGGGCAGACCGATGAAGAAGGAGAAGCGGTAGAAGGCGCTGAATAAATTAAAACCTCACGGAATTATGAAAGTAAAGGAACTTAGAAAGAAGAGCAGTGTAAGGGTAGATATACGCTATTTGCAGCAGCTTGGGATACAGTCTTACGGGGATGACAACCTCTATCCGCAGACGGTAAGAAATATCATTGCAGCGAGTTCTACCGGAAGTGAATGTGCTGACCGTTTCGCGGATTTCATTGAAGGTAACGGATTCCGTGAGGTTTCTTTTTCGGAGTATGTGGTAAACCGAAAGGGAGATACGGCTGATGATATACATTCTCTTGTTTGCCGGGATATGGCTGACTTCAATGGGATTGCCATTCATGTAAATTACAACATTTTGGGCCAGATTGTGGAAATTCAGCATGTCCCATTTGAAAACTGCCGTCTGGTGGAAGAGGATGATAACGGATATGTGGCTAAGATTGCCGTGCATCCTGACTGGAGCGGTATGAAAACCAGGAAAGGGAAGAAGATACGTGTAGCAAAAGAGAATATCGACTACATTGATGTGTTCAATCCGTTGAAATCTGTTGTTCTGGCACAGATTGAAGCTGCTGGCGGGATAGAATACTACAAGGGGCAGGTTCTATGGGTATCCATGGCCGGAAAACAGACTTATCCGGTAGGTAAATCTGACCGTGTCATTACTGAGATGAGCACGGATGAGGGACTTTCCAACGTAAAGTTCAGGAATGTGCGCAATAATTTCCTTCCGTCTGGTATGGTCGTGACTAAGAAAGGTTCGGACAGTGTAAGATACGATGAAAAAGGCAATGAAATAAAGATTCCGGAGGATGACGGATTCTCTGATAGCCTTGTCAAGCTACAGGGTGATACTAATTCTCTGAAACTTATAGAGGTAACGCTTGAAAATGACGAAGAAATGCCTGTATTTATCCCGTTTACTACACAGAATTATGATAAGGAGTTTACCGTTACGGATGCAAGTGTGGTGGAGCGCATTTATTCCGCCTATGGTCAGGAGCCGTGGTATTGCATCCGTATCGGGAAAGTGGGCTTTTCCGGCGATATTTTGGAAGATGCCTTTGAATACTATAATTCTATTGTCAGCAAGCAACAGCGTTTAATAGAGCGCACGTTTGACCGTATTTTCCGCAACTGGTATGAGGTGGCAAACCCGTCAATGGATTTTAGTGTACAACCATTAAAGTATATAAGAAATGCAGCAGTATCTGATAACAACGCTTGAGGTCGCAGATTTGTCACGTAGCATGTCCGTACATGTAGATGAAGATAAGATAGATACGTATATACGTGAATCGGAGAGTATTGATATAAAGTCAGCTCTTGGTGATGCATTTTATCTGGATGTGAGGGAACATCCGGAGAAGTACGCGCTTCTTCTTGATGGTGGAACGTACGAGGACAAGTGTGGAGAGAAAAAGATATTCATGGGTATTAAAACGGCGTTGGCATATTATACCTATGCACGGATCGTGAAGAACGGTGATTTGAATGTGACTAGATACGGACTTATGCAGAAGGAGGATGAATACAGCAGCCGTCCGGACATCAAAGAGAAGGTGATGGCTTATAATGATGCGTTTTCCATCGCTGACCGCTATCTGAAGGAGTGTGTAATGTTTCTCGATGACAGGAAGGAAGAATACCCACTTTACAAGGGAAATGGAAAAATCAAAGCAAACAGAACTGTATTTAGAATTTTAGGAGATTAGGATATGGCAAAGGATTTTGAATCTTTAAAGCAGCAAGCTCTTGTAATCAAAAATGAAGTTGAGGACGGTGCAAACAATACGGAACGTGTTGGGGGAATGCTGGAGGATATTGTTGAAAGTATGAAATTAGGAACGACCGAGTTCAACGTGTCAGCTTTCTTCCCCACTGGAGGTACAAGCGGAAGCAACAAGTACGACCTGGCCAGCGCAATCGGCAAAGTTCCGGCAGAACTTAGGTCTTCCGGGCTCACTGTTAGCTTCCTGAACGAGTCCGGAGACACTGAGAAATGGGAGTTCAGTGGCGGTTCCTGGACGGTTGGTGGGTTTGCTCAGGTCGGGGCTGTGGAATTTTACAAGTTAGACAATGAAAAATTAAATAAAAATAATCCAGAACAGTCCGCAATCAAAGATAGTTCAGATACTTTCTATTTTGCAGACTCAAAGGGAAATGTTATTGGGAAACTGGATAAGGACGGGTTCAAGGCGATAGAATATCTTCTGAAGGACGATAAAAAGTTATCAGAAGTGTTGCTATCAAAAGCTGAGACTGATAATGATTACGAATCATGGCTGAAGGATAATTCTGACTCTTTTATCTTTTGTGATTCAAAAGGAAATGTAATTTGTCAGATATTAAGAGAAGGTGTTAAGTCTCATGATTTTATCCTGAAAAACGGGAAAAAATTATCAGAAATAGGTGTGGAGCTGGAGGGAAAAGTGAACAAAGAGGAAGGGAAAGGTCTTTCCTCAAATGATTTTACGGATTCATATAAGAAAAAGATTGATGATATTCAGGCTGGTGGAGGTGGAGGGACTGACAATATAATTAACAGAATGGATGGTTTCTATTTCTGCGACGGAAGTGGAAATGTGATTCTTAAAATGACATCAGACGGAATATACAACAAGGACGGAACGCCATTGAAGAATGATGGGAATATCCCGACGAGCTGCATATACGGGAAAAAACTGTACACTCTCTGTGATTCGTTAGGAACAGCTAATATATGGCAGGAAGAGTTTGCAAAAATAACAGGTTGCATTTTTAACGGTAATGAAAACTACAATCAAGGTAATGCGTTCAATTTGTCGGAGGGTGGCACACGGACGCTAGGAAATGACAGGAAATGCGGCCAGATGCGCGCCTTGAAACTTCTAGAACTGCATCCTGACGCTGATGTTATATTCTATGAAAACGTCAACGATACGTCTGCGAAGAGAGGCTCCATATCTGACGCACCCTTCATGCTTTCACAGATGGTGGATTATGATGGAAATATATATGGGAGTAAAGAAGAAGCCCAGGAAGCACTATCTGACGTAATTGAAACGGTTGCGGAAAAGAAAGTGGGAACAATGATACGGATTCCTTACACGTCTGAAAGCAAGGACGGATTTCTGCTTACCGTCAATGGAACTGCCGTATCGGACGGGAGCATCCAAATAACGATGGGAGGAAACAGTACAGGAATTGCTGTAACCACAAAGATGTCAATAAGTGACATTCTCAATGAGATATTGCGATGCGACTTTATTCAGTACGGATATGAGGACGTAAAGAAAGGAGACAATTCCATTCTGTTTTCCAACGTAGGGAGCGGTGGCGAGGTAACCTTCAATGCAGGAGACACAGGGGTTTCCGCCACTCTGACAGGCGACTATTCCTCATCGTATGAAGCCTACTGCTTCATTTCACGTGACGTGAACCAGTGGAATACGGTTGGGAACTGGAAGAAATGGGATGAAATAACTTTGCAGAGTGCCGTAAAAGGAATATTGGAATTTCTGTCTACAAATTTCCCGAAGGCACAGATATACTATTTGCTCCTTCCTGACCTTTCTGTAGGGGATTTCACACCGAAGAGGGAGGACGGAACGATTGACATTGACAGTATTGCATCCCTGCATTCATGGTCCGAACTGTATGACACGATGCAGGAGATTGCAAAGTACATGTGGATTCCTTCAATCAGGTTGGGGGAAAATTGCGGCATAAATCCCTACAATGCGTCATCCGGAGGTTATTATCCTTATAATGGAGGCGTTCATCCCTATGAGATGGGTTATAAAAGATGGGGTGTACAGTTATCAAGATTTTTTTAACTTTAAAACTTATAATCATGATTTTTGTAGCAAAAAATGCTGACTTCTCAGCAAATTCAATTGGGAAAATTAATATAAATACGGAACTTTCATCTTTTACGAAAAAGCTTCTAAAAAAGATGACCAGGTTCGATGAAAAGTCGGATGAAGCATTTGCTTTTGACATGTTCTATTCAAGCCTTGTTGACAAGGGACTGTGGGACAAGATAGACAATCTTTATTTACCCGTAATGGCAAAAGCAATTGACGAAACCTTCTGTGATATTGCAGGGGATATGAATTATGACGTTATTGATTTTTCAGAATCAAACATCGAATTATCAGAACTTAATGGACTAAGACAAATTCACAAATCTGGAGGTGCAATTAATGACAAAATACGTCCGACGCTGAATAAAAGCGTTAATTTCAATGACGTTAGTGCGTGCATGTACATTCTTGATAATTTTCAGGTAAAATGGGAGGAAGGATATACCTATGATGCAAAAAGAAACATCGGATTCTCGAACCAGTTAAGTTACTTTGCACTGAATGTCGACGGAAGTGGGAAAATATATCCTTCAACAATGATTTCCTCCGGTGGACAATATCCACTCGCTTCAGGTTCAAGCAATGCCCTTATTCCAGAAAAAGGGTTCATGGGATTTACTAGAAGAACTTCTGATAGTTATGACACAGAATATATTGTCGATAATACAGCCTATGAATATGGAGAGAAAAAAGAAGGCGACGAAACAAATGTAACTAATATGCAGCTTTTTGCTGAGAATTTCAAATCAGGCAGAAAATCAGGTGACCAGTTAAAGACCATAATAGCTCCAAGTATAGGACTTTATATCATCACTAAGAACGCACTTACACGGGATGATATGCTTGACCTTGAAAATATCGTAGAAACATTTATGTCGTCATTATAGGAATAGCCGGTAAATTGCCGGCTATTCCTATAATGACAGTATCTCAATTTATCATTCTATATATTGTTTCAGCCCATCTTTGATAACCTTCCAATTTGGGATGAACATTATTACTGTTATAAAAATACTGTGCATTGTAAATATTTATTCCACTTTCTTCTCTCATGTCAAGGATAGGAATACTATAATATTTAGCAACTTCTTTTTGGCATTTAAATAGAGCTGTCATGTTTATTTGTCTAGGTAGATTATTAAATGTATCTAAATCAATGGAACCATTAGGTCTCAAAGGTAGTTTATTAAAGTCTATATTATAATCAGTTGGTATAAACCAATATATTTTTGTTGAAGGTAAATTTTTTAATAAATATTCAAGAAGTCCTTTGTATTGAGAATATAGTGAAATTGTCGTTGTCCATTTTGATTTGTCACACCAATCTTGTTCTATGTTTTCGCCGGTAAAACACAAGCAATACTGTGTAATTGCATTAGTATATTCTTTAGAATACTTAATGCCTGTATTATTGGTATCAATAGAAATATTACCAGTGTAATCTTTATAATAGGACAAAATAATAGAGTTTGCAGATTCCTTATAATCGTCCCATCCTGGTCCATAATTATATTGTATCATTAGATTTATAATCTCTTCTGTTGACATTTCTTTTGTGACTGAAATTCCATATTTTTTTCCACCTATGTTAATTGTTATGTTTCCGTCATTTATAGCTTTATTATTTATAATTAGACGTGTAGCATTATAGTCTTTTTTGTAAGGTATTAGAATAGAAGTTCCTAATTGCCTTTCATTAATATCTATATTATCCAATATAGTAGCGAAATTATCATTCCAATAATTTACGACATCTGAATAAGATGATAGTCCATTTATTTGAATTTGATATGTATTGGTATTAAACCACGGTTTGTCATTTACAATACTTCGGTAAATTTTTACCGATAAATTAAAATTAAACATAGAATCGGCATAATCCGGTTCAAA